TCTTGCCACCCAATTCATGAATACCTTTGTGCATGTGTGCAATATTTTTTTTAACTCCTGATACGTGTCCGTACAGGGATAAAATGTGTTCTCTAGTTGTTTTAGGTTCTATAGCCATTAAACTGTCCTGTTTTTATTTCGTAGAGCTATAATTTGCTCTTCGGGCGATAATAAAGCAAGTTGAGTATCTGTCAACTGTTGTCCTTGTGCCACGGGGGGTGGGGGTTGAACAATAGGTGTGGCAGACGATACTTGTGGTGGTGTAGACACTGTGCCCAAATCTTCAAATAAAAAATCTCCTAGTTCAATATCAAAGGAGCCGTCCAAAGGTAATTGTCTGAACGAATCTCTCATTAATCTTAATGTGCCAGATACTTCTGGAAACACATCTACATCTCCTAAGTTCTGTGCAATCTCTCTAAATCTATCTCTAATATCTTTTGATGGAAAGTATGGATCATATTTACCATCTCTTAAATCTCTAAATGTAGATGTTGCTATTTGTCTGTCTCTAAACTCTGTTCTTAATCTATTAGGATCAACACCAAGAATTGTTGCTGAGTTTATATTTTTATTCATTTCTTTTTGCACATTAAACCTAGCTCTGTTTGATTTGTAATATGCTTCTATTACATCGTTTGGTTTAATACGACCACCTCTCAATATTCCAAAGAAACCACCTGTAAATTCTCTTCTAGCATCCCTAATACCTGTTTGATACTCAGATATTTTAAAACCCATAGAGGCAAGAGGATCTACTTTAATAGGACGTAATCCCATAAATCCTGCAAGTTCTGGTCCTATATCTAATTGATCTCCTCTCTTTGTAGGTGTACCAAAAGAGGCTTGCCCCAATCTTAAAAATTGTTTGTACGATGGTGCAAGAGCTTCACCCAAATGTAAAAATCTAATTGCCATCTTATCACCAGTAGATGTTTGATCTGTATATAATCTTCTACCTTCTTGTGTTCGTCCACCCCTAACTGTAAGGTCTGTTACAGCCTCTGTCCAAATAGATTCTGATATAAATGGATTCATAAGTTCTGCACCAGATCTATTGATACCATCTACAACACCAGACAATATTGTTTCACCATTTTTCTGTCCTTCTAAAATTTCATTAAACATAGTGTTAAAAGGTCTAGCTATAACATCGTAGGCATTACTGTGACTAAAATCTATATATCTTAATTCACCGTCATCTAATTTTACTGGAATTAATGTAGAGTTTCTTGACCACTCAGGTACGAATTGTCTTAATGCATCTAACTCTTCCTGTGTAACATTGTATATGGCTTTTGCTCCTTCAACAACTATTTCTGGCACAGCCACCGTTGTAAATGCAAGTCCTGATATTCTTTTAAAACCTGTTGCATACATTGGGTTATCGTTCTTAACTAACTGTCCTGTTGCAGCATCAATAACGTAAGGTGTTACATTGCTACCTCTTACAGCTTTAGAATGTCGTAGTTCTTTTAAACCTTGTTCTGCAATATTTGTTGTGGTTCTCATGATCTCTGCAGGGAATGACATAAAATTACCAATCGGTAATAATCTAGATGCTTTTACATAATTACCTACAAACGCATAGTTAGGCACTGTATTCTTTACAATGTTTGCAGCATCTTGTTTTAATCCTTTTAGTATTGCAGGATCTGCTACATCAATACCTTGTTTTATTGAAGCTTGTTTTAATCTATCTAACTCAACAACATAGTTTGTGATCTTCCATGTGTCGTCCTCTGCAACATACTTACCTTGAAAAAAACTACCTAATTTTTTTAATTTACGCATAAATGGAGATAGTGTTGCATCCATGATTGCAACATTAGATCCACCACCTGCGTCCTTTAACAAATTAATTAAATCACCAATTTGAACCTGTGAATTTACAACACCAAGCTCTAGTAATTCTCTGTATGCCTCTTGCGCCTTTGCACTACCGGGCCCTAATTTTAATAGTGAGGATGTATCAATACCTTCTGCAAAAGCATTTGCTAATAATTTAGGATTAGTTAATCCTTCAAACAAAACACCATTAGCACCAGCAAATGCACCGGCACTAAAAAAGTTACGTAAGTGTGTGGGTATAGATAAAACTGTTTTTGCTAATTGTGATATTGCTTTTGGAAACAGCATAAGATTTCTATAAAACCAACTAACAGCTTGTTCTGCAGGGTTAGCACCTTCTCTACCTCTAATTGCAGCAGTTAATCCAGATGCAACGCCATTTAAATTTTTAACACCATCTGCTATTTCTTTTGTTGTGTATTTACCTTTGAGTGGATTTATAATTGTGTTTGATCCAGGTAGCTTTTCAATAACATCATCAACTTTAACTATTTGTATACCTGTTGTTGGTGAGTTCACTGCAGCCTTTGCTGCTTCTTCTGTGTTCCAAAAAAATCCTCTACCGCCAGCTGCCTGTATCTCTGTATTTTTTGCAGCTATATCATCAAAGTATGTTGCGGTTCTTGCTACAGATGAAAGGTTTGTCATGGCATTGAAGATAGAGTATCTAGGATCTTCTATCTCACCAAACAACTGTCTAAATACTTTACTACCTTTACCTACAGCTTTTTCAAAACTTTTAGTTTTTACCATCCCTGTCTTATCTTGATAAGTAAAATCAGGTAGTGGTCCAGGTTTCTTTTTTAATTGCACTTGATTAATAACATCATCAACAGCAGCTTTTGCTTGTTCAAAGTATTGTGTGCTATCAAGATTAAAAGGTTTAGTTCTAGTGTTGTCTGTTTTTGCTAAATATCTTCTAAATAAATTTATAGCTCCTGCATAAGCCTCTTCTGTTGGTTCGGTGTTTCTAAAAAATTTTGCTAATCCTTTTGGTTTTTGTAATACTTTATATGTATTACCCACCCAACCTTGTACTCTATCTTTTAATATTTCTTGTAGGTTCTTTTTACCTGCAGATATAGCACCTGGTGTATCAGCGTTTCTCTCTAGTATTTGAATTAAATTAGTAAACTCTCCTCTTGCAGCGTTTACGTTTGTTAACAAATCTTGAACAGCTCCTTCTTTAATACCTTTTGAAGTCAGATAATTTACAAATTCGTCGGTAACCTTTGGATCAATAACTTTTGTTAAATCGCCATCAAATAATGCATCGTTAAGTTTTTTGTATAATTCTTTTTCTGCAGCTGCGGTGTTGGTGTCAAAAAATTTAGATAACTTTGGTATCATACCATCAGCTTGTTTTGTTATATTTTCTACAAGTTCTTTCGCTCTAAAACTATCTCTAGCTTTCAATCCTGCTTTTGCCATTTCAGAGTCAAACACTTCTTGTGGTAGATCTCCTCTAGGTCTAAAACCACTACCAACATATTTATCTAGCCACCTGTCAAATACACTATTACTGTATGCTAGATCTTTGCCTCTTGTTGCTAATGCTTTTGCTGATTTACCTACACCGTATACAAAAGGTGTAATAAACAAAGACTCTGCACCAAACTTAAATCTATTTGCTAACCGTCTAGTGGCTTCATCACTACCCGAAGTTTCATCTCTATCTAAGGCTGTTGGTCCGTCAAAAAAATCACCGAAAGAACCTATATCATCAACGTCTGCAACAAATGTTTCTCCTGTTGCACCACCAAACACACCAGCCGCAAATCTTTTGTAACCTGCTCTTTTGTTTAATTTTTCTGCTTGCATTAAACCTTTCATCGCATTTGGCGATTTAAAGTTTGCATATTTACCAGCTCGTTTTGCTTTTAATGCTTTGTCTGCTAATTTTGTTGCTGTTTTAAATCCAACACCACCGGGTATACCAATGGATACTAAAGTTTCTGTAAGTTTACCAATGACTCTATCATCAGCTACTTCTTCAAAAGGATTAATTTTATCAAAAAATCTTTCTACGTCTGCTACTTTGTTTGAGTCTGCTCCAAGGTCAATGAGTTCTGCACCAAGAGATACAACACCTTCAACGGTTTTTATTACACCTGATACTAGGCCTGCACCTATAGATGTATACCAACTTGCGTCGCTGTTTTTTTCTGGACCTTGAAGAGGGACAAATTCTGCCATGTTCCTCCTATATATCTACGTCTTGGCCTTCTTCGATAAGACCTCTTTTATCAAGAAGTTCTTTACGTTTTTTTTCTCTAAATTCTTCTAGACCTGACTCTATACTTTCTCTGTATTCGTTTCTCTTATCTGTTTCCGTAGGTTCAGGTATTGTTGTGCCCTCTATATCTGTTGTATTAGCAGACCCTGCTACAGGTATGAATTTATAATTATTTTGTTGATCTTTTATTAATTGTTTAAAAGTACCTGTATAAACATCGTAAAATATTTTGTTAAGTTTACCTTGCTTATCGAAAGTCTTACCCACATTTCTAGCTATTTTTTGTTGTGATATGTCTTGTTCAATTAAACCACCAAATTGTGTACCATATTGCACTGCAACAGTTGGCTCAATTGTATTGTAAAACTCAGCAAAGTTTTTAGCTAACGCAGGATTTTCAAATTTATCTAATCCTAGTTTGTACATTAAATCGTACATTTTATCACCACCTCTTGACTCAGCTATCTTCTCTTGCGATTCTATTTTTTTCTCTACCAACTCTCTTTCAAAATCTCTTTGATCTCCTAGTGCGCCTTTAGCTTGTAGTCTTTGAAATGGTTCTTTTGCTGCAGTGGCTGCTGTTTGAAATATATTACCCGTTGGCGATTGTGATAATAAATTTAAACCAAACTCTGTTAAGAACGGACTAAGATTTGGAGAGTTAACAAGAAAATCTCTAAATCTTCTACCAGATCTTTCTCCTTGTGTTGGTTTATTAGGGTCAACATTAAAATCACCTTCTTGATAAGTTGAATCAATATCTTCTGGCTTTGAACCTTGTTCGTATCTCTTTCTCATACCGTTCATAATACCTTCATTCTCAGCGCTACCGCCTAATCTAAACATCGGTCTTTTTAATATTCTGTTTCTCATTATGTGTTAAAAGCTTTAAAGCCTTTTCCTATATCTCCGTAGATACCAGCTAGTGTTGTACCGATACCAAGAGCTGTTTGTAATGGTGTTGGGTTTGGAGTCACTTCCATTCTTGTGCCTGCTGCTGGGTATCCACTAATTAATTGTGCAACACCAGATCCAAATCTATTTAATCTATCAACAGGTTCAAATGCTGCAAGTCTTTCTGATTCTCTTTGTGCATCTAATTGAGCCTGTGCTTGTGCTTGTTGGATAGCGCCCACTGATCCTAAAGTACTGACGTCTCTGCCTTGTAAGCCTGGGACTAGTGAAGCTAGTCCTGTTTGAAACTGTCCACCAACTAATTGTTGATTTGATAAATTAATTTGATTTAATAATTCTTGTTGTCTTCTACCTGCTGCATCAGAAAATCCTGTTTGTAATAATCCTGCTTGTAAAGTAGCTCTTGCTCTATCTGAATCGGATTGAAACTGCCCTAATTGTACACCAGCTCTGCCTGCACCAAGAACACCTAATTGTGCTTGTTGTGATCTAATGTTTTGTTCTTGTAATGCTCTTTGTTGATCAAAGTCCGCTAACGTCGTATCGATAACTTGTTGTTGAAAAGGAGACATAAAATCTTGAATAGATCCTGCTCCTGTTCCAGCACCTGTGCCTGTCAATGCTTGTGCTGATGCAATACCTGAAGAAAAATCTGTGCCTGCTTGTTGTGCTGCTTGTACAAAAGGTTGATAAGAACCAATACCAGATTGTGCTAATGTTGCTGCTTGTGTTTGTAATGGATCTTGAGTTGCAACTTGTGGTGCAAACTTAGATGTATCTATAGGAACAGCTGTCTGTGCCGTAAGTTGTTTACCAAAATCGACTGCTAAATCTTCTATAAATTGTGGTGGTAATACTCGTGATTCTGTTATTGCCATTAGACTACCTTATTCTCCAATTGTTTCATTGTTTTATACATTAAATCTGCTCCTCTATCAACACTTCCTCCACCTGCTGCTCTTACCGCATCAGCCGTAAATACGAACTCATTCTTTGATAATCTTGCTGGCACATCATCTTTCTTTTCATATTCTCCGATGGGCACAAATCCACCACCTCTTAAATCCATTTCGTTTCCGTTCATATTTAGCATTTCGTCTTCTTCAGGGACTATTGAACCACCTTCTGCCGCTTCTACAGTAGGATCTTTACTTCTCATATAGTTTTCAAACTGTTTTCTAAGTTCTTCTTTTTGTCGTTCACTCATGGTTTCTTGTCTTCTCATCATAAATTCTTCAAAATCTTTATATGTTCCACCATTTTCAAAACCAATTCTACCGCCTGTAGCAAATGATGCAGAGTATTCTTGATCCACCAAGAATGGATACTTCTGTGCTAATGTGCTTGTGTCTTTATTTTGATATGCTTGTTGTACTTCTCCTCTAATCTTAGATACATCAATACCTGTTTGATCAGAGATCCGTTGAGATAGTGCATTTATATCTTGTTCTGGTTCTTTACTAGTTAAAAGTCCACCTAATAATGATGCACCTACAATACCTGCTGTTACACCACCGCCTGGTATTTTATCCAAAGCTGTTCCAAAACCTATATTTTTTAAAAACCCAGCACCATAGCCCATATCTTTAAATGGACCTAATCCTAGACCGTATGAACCTAGTCCAACTGCTATCGCAGCTTTACCTATTGGTGACTTTGCAACTTTCTTTACAGTGCCTGTAATTTTTTTAACTATACTTCCTAAACCATATTCTTGTCTTGGCTCTCCACCTTCTGCTAATCTAAATCTTTCAGGGATGTTGAAAGCATTTGGGTTAGCTCCTCTAATACTAGCAATGTATTCTCCCAAATCACTTTTTTGTTGTTCTACATCTGATGGCACTTGTGCAATTCGTGGTAGTCTAGGTAATACTGGTGTGCTATCGCTAACTGATTTAGTTCTATTTAAATTAAATATGTTCTCAAATTGAGATTGAGTAAGATTATCTAATTGTGGTCCAATGTCTTTTGTTGTGTCAATACCGCCTGCTTCTAATTTATCAAAAGTTTCTTTAGCTCTATCCATATTTAAATTAGTTCCTGTAAGACCCTCAGCAAACAAACCTCCTTGCGTATTCATTTGTTGGTAAACATCAAAAAGATTCATGTCTGTTTTAGGTCCGAATGGATTTAATGATAATATTGCATCTCTAGTAGACATCATGTTTCTATTAGTAAAATTTCTAATAGATCTATCTCTTTTGTTATCAATACTATCTCCAATTCTGTCTATGATACTTGGTCCTTTGGGAGTAAAGTTAACGTTTCCTCCACCAGCACTTTCATCAGAATCTACAAAGTCCATTCCATAATCATCTACATCACTACCAAAAGCAGCAGCTGATTCGTAATCAAAACCACCGTTTGCAAATGGTTTTCTAGGTGCTCCGCCTTCTGCTAGTAATTGTCTTGCTATTTTTGATCTAATTATTGCCATTTTTCTACACTACTTGGTTTTAGGAAACAAATCAAGCGAAGGCATAATTACTTTAACATCTCTTCTAATCTCTGCTTCTGGTACGCCTTTTGCTTTCCATTCGTCCTCTGATTTATATACCTCACCTGTCTTAAGGTTAGATATAGTTGTTATTATCTTTTCTGGTTTTATTGTCTGCATTACGATACTACCTCTCTTGGTTCTATTTCTAATATTGAAGCTATAACATGCAATTCGTTTGCGTCACTAGCTTGGACTTTCAAAGCCTCACCAGCCTCCATAACAAGAGGATGTGTTAAAAGCTCTGTTGTAGCATTTGAAGATATAGCTTTTGTTTTAAATAAACTAAATATGTTTGACGATGCGTCCACCAACGTCACTGTTATATTAGCTCCTGATCCTGCATCTTCAGATACTAAAATAGATTTTATCACGGATGTTTTAAATGACGGCACTGTGTACAGTGTCGTAAGATTTGTAGTTGTAAGATCTACTTTTTTATTAATAAAACTATTTGCCATTAATTTATAAAGAAGTTTTCAGCTTCCATTTCATCTTTTAATTCTTGTTGGTACGTTGTATTTAATTTTTGTACAATACCGTCAAGGTCCCTGACCTGTGCGTCAGCTACCTCTTGTTTGTATACCTTACTAGGTCTTGTTAGAACTTGTACTATCTTTGCCATTATCTTCTACCGTCCGCTTGTATATCTAATCTAAATGTTCCTAATTTCCAATCTTGTGCTGAACTAGTATTTTCTATTTTAAGTGCTATAGCTCTTGCTCTAGCTCTAGTGTCTACTTTCTGTGTGCTAGATGTAACATCAAAAGGACCAAGAGATGAACTAGAAGCTGTATCATTTGGAAAGTTTCTTAAGTTTAAAGTTATTCTTGTTGCACCTGTTTGTGAAATAAAATCAGGTATAAATCTTCTTATCTTCATCATAAACTCACCGTCACCTCTTAAATCAGGTATAGCAGAAGTTGTACCTCTTTGTACTCTTTGTGTAATATCAAAGTCTCCTGATGTAATATTTGCTGTGATTGCTGTAACTGTACCACCTTTGACTTGATCAGTTCCTGTCTCATGTTGATAGTATGTTGTAATACCATCTGTATTACCTTGCACATACGTAGAAGAAGTAGCTCCTTCAACACCGTCTGCATCATATTCTAATGCATGTGGATTACCAAATACTGCAGAATCTGCCCATGCTGTTCTCGCTAGTGTGCCTACTGTCCATATAGGTCTTTGCGGTGAAGAATCAAAATAATTATAACAAACCATTTTATTTACAACAGACGAGTTTGCTGATGGATAGAACCACATAATTTCACCGAACAAATTATTTAATCCTGCTGATATCATTTGATTACCAGAGTCCAAATTAATATCATCATAAACATGGTCTTCTACTAGACATGGTAGAGATTCAAGAGCACCGGCATATTTAAAAAAACCATTTTCTGAAAACCAGTATGCGGCGCCGTCTACTTCTACTGCTGCATTCTTACCAGCTAATCCACAGTTTGTTCCTGCTTGTACAAACGAGAATGTAAAAGGCTGACCAACAAAACGCATTAAGAACAATGCTGTGTCTGTATAAACATAAATTGCATCTCTACCTCTAATGGCTCCCATGATCCGTGATCCGTCGGCCAGTCTCTGTGTACCGGCGTCATTGGTTGCTGTAGGTGTATACGTATTAATATCCTCAACTGCAGAGAATCTAACAAACATATTATCTTGAGTAGACTTTGTACCAATCGTTGTTTCTGTACCAAAGAACACTAAGTGTCTGTCTGGTGTAGATACAAGCATGTGTCTTGATGCCGTTGGAGCATTTGTAATGATAGTTGCTCTAGAGTTTGTTGCATCTGTAGCTGCAGAGTTCCATTCAAATACTTCTCCATCAACAATTAAACAAATAGCTTTGTCACCAAAGTTATCAATGGACCACATACCAGGATCTACAATTAAGTCTCCTGATGCTGCTTCACCCCATGCTATAAAACTAGATGTGTTTGTAACTGTTGCTCCAGCAGTGTGTGATGCTGCTGTAGTGTTTCTTACACCTCTTGTTACACCCGTTAATGTGTTTGTAGATATACCTGTGTACGATATCTCTTCTGTGCCTATCTGTATAAAGTTTGTGCCTGATGATGGAAACTGTGATGCATCTGTTAATGTAATACTTGTTGCTGATGAGTTAATGTCTGCTGAAAGAGTCGTTGTAAAAGCTCCTACCTCTTGTCCACCCCAAGAACCAAGAGACCAACCAAAACCTTGTGACTGTACATCGGGACCTACATGATAATAATGTTGAACTCTAATACCACCAGATTCAGAAGCGCCGGATCCTGATTCTGCTGATGGCATTGTAATTGTTATTGTATTTGATGATGGCACTGTTGTAGCCATAAATCTTATGTCATCAAAATCAGATGCACCAAAATTAGAATTAGTAATAGATGAAAAATTATCTAGTAAGACTATATCTCCTGCTTGAATACCATGGTCTGTAGAAAAGTTTATAGTAACGGTTGCCGATCCATTAGTTGTGCTAAATGCATTTGATAATGTGTTTGTAGATTTGATAGGGTGTATGTCGTAAAACACACCGCCTGAATAAGCATATAAAATTCTGTTAGATCCTATAATAGAATATTTTCGACCAACACTGTTTGTAAATTGATGTAGTGCTCTTGCTGCACCAGTAATATTATCTGCCCCTAGTTGTTTCCAACCTCCTATCTTCTCAGGTGTTTGATATCTAAAACGAACGTTATCACAGTCTATCCACT